TTCGCCAGACGCGTCCACCCATCATCACTGAGCGGGTTGCTGTACGGGTCGCCATTGCCCGTATAAAGCCAAAAAGTTGTCCCGGCGCCTTTTACAGGCGCCAACGGGTTTGGAGTTGCCATTATCAGGCTCCTTACATGGTATAGGTCAGTTGGTAGGAAAGATCGGCGGCGCCCCAGGTGGCCATTTCATCATCCCGTTGGTAGTCGTAACCCACGGGAACCATGGTTTCAGCCAGGCTAGCCATATCAGGAATATCATTCAGGACAGGATAGATTTTCTCTTCTACCCACTGATCCAGCGCCGCATCAGGCTGGCTGGCTTTGAGATAGACCACGACATGCAATATGGCGCGCCAACTGTCATCATCCAGAGATGCGCCCGTATAACGTGCATCATCAAGAAATACCGCCACAGCCGGTAAATCGTTCTCATCGACGAACGCCGGACGGCCGTCGAAATAGGTTACATCACCCGTGATTGTTGCCCGGCAACGGTCCAATATCGCGTTGCGGATCTCAGCATGCTTAATCATCCAATTTTCCTCACAAGATAAAGCCGCAGCTGGTTTTTCAGGGCATAGCCCATTTCCTTGCCCATATCGGTTTCCAGCAAACGCCGCGTTTCCTCCTGGTAGGCTTTGGTCAGTGGTGTCACCAACGGGATTTTAACGACCTCGATCGGATAACGTGACCGGCCGACACGCCTCATTACATGCCAACGTCCGTTGGCCAACTGCTGTATAAATGCATTGCGGAAGGTATAACGGCCGATCTTCAGCACGCTGCCCTGCTTACCCACAAATCCAACGCGGCGGGATAATTGCATCCGTGCCGCCCCCAGCTTGATCGCCGGCAAATTACCGCGGTTGATCGAGAGCGTCGCCCGCGGCGGGTTTTGTTCGGCACTGGCCCGGCGCAACCGGGCACGCTGCCTGATCAATTTCTGCTGCACCCGAACATCGTCGGCCACCACTTTGGTGCTGCGGCTGATCGCCCGCCCCGCTACGCGGTTCAGCGACTGCGCCGTCGCCCGCGGCACCATGGACTTGCTCAGGGTATTCAAATTACGAATGGCCTGTTCAATGCCTTTCATGCTGAGCCCCTTATTCAATCCAGATGTGTGGCTTACCGTTGAAGACCTGATGCCGCGTCACGATGTAGTTTTTCCCATCGAAAATCACTGCATCGTTCCTGACAGGTCGATATCCCGAAGTGAAGATCACCAACGAGATACCGTCCCCGCTCATCGCCTGCAGTTCGGGAATAAAATGTGCTTCAACCGCAATGTGGTCAGCGCCACCCAGCGTGACAGGCTTACCGAGCCGGGATTGCGTGACGCTGTCCATCCGCGCGGCCATCCTGTCAAACGGGTTAGCCATTGATTTTTACCGCAATCACAGTGACGTCTTTCGCCGCGGCTTCCCAGGCATAGCCGGCGGCCACAGCGTCAGTCGCGACCAACTGCACCACGCCATCCTTGATAAACACCTTTTTACCGGCCGGGATTACATCAGCCGCCAATTTAGGCAGTTGAAATACCCCTGAGACAAACCCATCACCGGTGCGGCCGCTGGCGATATCCGTGATCGCCACAGCGACCAGGTCCCCCACAATTACCGGGGAGCCACTGGCGATATCCGCCGTGGCCGTGATAGTGATGGTGTTGCCGTTTTGCACGAAGTTCTTAGCCATTTGAAGCTCTCCATACGGCCCCCGAAGGGGCCGAATTTCAGGTATAAAAAAAGCCCGTCAGGGCCGTAATGTTTGCGCTGCTGGCTTATTTGCCGGACGAGTACGTCAGGCCGCGGTGATCGATCGGGGCAACACCCGCATCAATACGAACCTTGGTCGCGATACCGTCAGTATTGAACCCCTCTTGCTGATCGATATATGGCACGTCAACGCCGTTGAGATATGCGACCTCGATAGTGTCGCTGCCCTTGGCTGATGCCAGATACCAGGCGGCCGGATCAGCGTCGTCAAGACGCGCTTCACCAATCACCGAAGCAAAGTTTTGGATTGGGTTGATTATGCCAGCATTGATATCAGCCCCTTTCACGCTGGTCGATTTAATTGTCTGGCTGGCAATCGTTTCCAGAGCGGTTGGTACCAGCAGGAAGGCCGGGCGAATGTTCAACGAACGGCCGGTGGTCGGTTCTTTCTGCGTACGCATCAGCTGACGGGCCTTATCCAGGTTACCGACATCAATGGCGCCGGTGGTCATGTTTTTATGGTCAGCGCTAAACAGCTTTTTACCGTCCGACATGACTTTGTTATCCACCAATACGGCGTAAACCAGATCGCCGATCGTCGCTTTTGCCGCGCGGCCCATCTTCATCGGCACATCCGTCAATTGGTTGAGATCGTCGTTGATAATGGCCTGGCGGGTTATAGAGAAAATTTCCCCATAGGTGGCCAGTGCAATTTTTTCACCGCGATCGCCGGTGGTAACGTACTTGTACTCGGCCCCCTCACGTACCTGCCGCAGCGACGGGAACCCACCCAAACCGACGCGGGTCGCGGTTTTAAAGTCTGACAGTTGGCCTTTTTTGGTCCACTGTTCAAACGTTTCGGCAGCTTCTTCCCACCCCTGCAGAATCGACTTATTCGCCACATCCAGCAGAATGTTGCCAAAATCGGAGGTGCTGTGTGTCAGCGCCAAACCGACCATTTGAACCGGGTTTAACGTCGAAACGCTGATCCCGCGCTCCGTCAGCGACATACGCGCCAACTCGCGCAACGTCATACCGTTATAGGCATTGCTGTTGTCACGCTCTTCATAGCCGGCGCGGGCCATCAACATCTGGCGGACACCATCGCCCACAATGTTACCGTTACTGATATGCGCTTGTGCACCGATCGTGGTTTTGTCTGACGGGGTAGTCCCTTTACCCAGCATTTCCAGCAATTTGTCTTTTGCCGCGGAGACGGTGCAATCAATATCAGCGATGCAGCTCGCCTGCAGATCCTGATGCTTGCCGCCAAACATGGCAAACAGGTTGTTGATATCTGTCACCCGGGCTTTTTGTTCAGCAACCACTTGCGCACGAATAGTGGCTGCATCTGGATTACCCTGATCGACAGGTTGCGTTGGTTGCGGTGTTGGTTGTGGCGCCGGAGTGGTGCTGTTGCGCGGTGGAGTGATCAGGTTACGGATAGAATTTGGCATTTTCTCAAAATCCTCAATGCGTTTGGAATGAATACAGGCCATGGCCTGCAGAGAGGGGGTGACCTGATCAGCGAAACCTAAAGCAAGGCATTCTTTGCCATCCATCCAGGTTTCATCATCAAGCATGGCGGCAACTTCTTCCGCCGACTTTCCTGTTTTGGCCACATAGGCCGGGATCAATACGTTCTCGACCTTATCCAGCAAGTCAGCGTAATCCCGCATGTCATTGGCATCGCCGCCGGCGAAGCCCCAGGGCTTATGGATCATCATCATGGTGTTTTCCGGCATGATGACCGGATTGCCGACCATCGCGATCACCGACGCCATGGAAGCCGCCAAGCCGTCAATATGCACAGTGATCGCGGCGCCATGATTTTTCAGGGCATTAAAAATGGCGATGCCGTCATAAACATCGCCACCCGGGGAGTTGATATGCAGATTAATTTGGGTAATGTCACCCAGTGCCTGCAAATCTTTAACAAACTGCTTGGCCGTGATCCCCCAGTAGCCGATCTCGTCATAGATGTAGATATCGGCGGAGCTGTTGGCCTTGGCCTGCATGCGAAACCAGGAGTTATTTCTTCCGGCGTTCGCTCTCGGACGATGACTCGCCCTGTTTCGTTGCTTCGGCACTGGTGCCTCCTTTGTCGTTGGCGGGATCGGTATCAAACACCAGCCCCAGCTTGTTGTTTTCGTCAATTTCAGCTTTGCGACGGCGCTTAACCTCCGACGGGTTGGCACCACGAGAGCGTATCCAATCGCTTTCTGTAGCCGCACCACCTCGCACCTGCACTTTCCAGCCGTTGGCCTCTTTCAGCGGGTCAATCCACGGCATCACCGGGCCGCTGTACACGGCGTTAAAAAGTGATTTCATGTCGAGATCAGCCGGCGTTTTTATTACGCCAGAGGTGATCGCCATCTGCAGCCAGTTTCGGTAATTCGGCCGGGAAATGGCCGCCACAAATGAGTCTTGCAGGATGTTGTAGCCTTCGAATGACTCCACCAGCTCTTGCCGTTGGGATGAGTAGGTACCGTTATAGTCCCGTGCGATGCTTGAGTAACTACCACGGCTGCCTGCAGATACCGCTCGCAACTGCCCATTTCGAAAGTTTTCAAGATTTGGATTGGGGCGATCGGATTTAATCATTCCGATATCTTCACCAGGCTGTAGCCCATCAAAGAGCATGCCCGGCACGATATCCATTTCCCGTTCCTCCTTGTCTTCGCTTTCTGGATACGACTGGCCATCACCTTTTTTAACGTACATGCCAAGAGCGGCGGCAATACGTGCTGCTGTCAGTTCTGCATCTTCGTAATCTTTCAGCGCACTGAGACGGATAAGGATGCCGGACAGCAAACAGTTCCCCCTGATTTGATGCAGACGGCGCACAAACTTCAGGTGCAACATGTTATCAGCGTTGATTTCCTTGGTATCACCCAACGCTATACCCGATGTGGTAAGGGATTTATGAACCTGATACTTGATAGGTCGTCCCCAGGCATTGAGGAAAATCCCCTGGCACAAACCTTTACCGCTGTCATTGCTATCCAGAGGCACGAAATCGGGCTCCAGCGCCTCCAGCCAGAATGGCACCCCTGCCTGCGGAGTGAGTCCGGGGACTTTCCCCTGAACCATCTGACAGAACACTTCACCGTCGCGCAGCCAGGTTCGAGCCAATAACCGTTCCATCACCGGGCGGGTATATTGGCCAGTGACTTCGGGCGCCACAGACCATTCCGACCAGGCAGCACGGATTTCTTTAGCCAGATCGTCCGCCACAGCTCCCGTTAGCAATAATGGCTGTGGTTCAACAATGATCCCTCTGGCACCGACAATCCTCTCCTCCATCTTGTCCAGCAAGCCGATCACCAAATCATGGTTGTTGTCCAGCCAACGAGCCTGCTCGCGTAAAGAGCGCCCACCAAACTGCGTCAGCTGATTAGCGTTGCGGTTCTCCCGGCGGGCCTTGTGGGTTCGAGTCGGCATCACCGCCTCATAAGCAGCAATCTTATAGCGAGCTTGCAACCTTCCCGCCTTCCAGCCTGGGGAAATGATGCCGATCACGTCATCGATAAAACTCATGGGAACCTCGCCACTTTGTACATCGGCCGTCCGCGGCGCGTCGCTGTCAAACTCGTCAACCGCCGCTCCCAGGACTCTCTGCCTTTGCGAATTTCTGACAGATTTTCCATCGTCATGGATTGGCCGTTAAACGTGATCGACTTTCCCTCCAAGACTGATGTTTCTGCGTCCAGATAGCGCTGGATCATATTTTCGATATCAGCCTGATTCATACCCACCCTCCGGATGAATTTATGGGTGCCCACGCTGAAGGTTTACTTTCAGGGGCTGCGGTGTCTTTTTGTTCGGTTAATCTTTCAGATGTGGCAAGGGGTACAGGTGTGGGTGATGGAGTTGAGCTTTCAGTCATTTCAAAGGTTTGCGCCCAAGGGGGCGGTTTTTCCCATTTGATCTTCTCGTAGCCACGCAATATCACCAACGCATGGGCATAGACCATGAGGTCAAATGCCTCGTTAGCACCACGGCCCGGCTTCTTCCACTTACCATCTGGCCCG